GCCGTATTTGCGAGCATCGCTATAACTGTTATCTGCGTAGTTTGATCTTTTAGGATCTATTGCTGCTTCTGTTACTTCATTAATTTTCATTGTCTACTTCCTTAATTTGGTTGCCAGCGTGTGCGTGGCACTAGTTTAGTCTTTGATCCTAGAGCAACGTATCCTTCGCCGCCCTGTTCGCCTTTTGTTGTTGCTTTAACGTCTGCATCGGCGCTGTCTAATTGATCAATAATATGATCCTTTGCAGACATAATCTGTTTTACAAGTCCAAATATAGCAGGCAGAGCCTTAGGGCTTGCTGTGTTCATATCTGCAATCTTTGCTTGCTTGTTAGTACTTACCTTAGATGCACTGAGCCAATCAAAAAAACCATTTTCAATATTCTTCAATTGCTGTGTGCGTGTCATATGATTAACATATGTATAAATGATGTTCTTCATATCACTTAGCCCTGCAACAGGAGCAAGGAAGTTGTCAATTAATTGTGCGTTCTTGTCTGCTGTTGCTCTAATACTTTTAACTTCAGCAGTGTCTACTTTGGGTTGATGTGTTGTATAAGTCTGTCCTAGTACCACAACATCTCTACTATTAAGTTCTTCTACATCCGTAAAAGGAGTTGCAGTCTTTGAACCAAACTCTTCAAGTTTTGTGTGAACTACTACACCCACTTTTGAGTTCGCTATGCGCTCGCCGAGTGGGCCATTCGTGCCAACTGTGTACTTGACTTTATTTGGTTCAAATTCTACAGCACCTTTGGTTGCTGTAAATGGTTTGCGTGGACTATATAACAAGTCGCCGTAAACATATCCGCGGAAACTTCCAGGAGTTGCCGACTTCATTAGTTCAAACACTTCTGCCATTTCTTCGCCAAAGTCTTTGCGCCAAGGTTGTTCTTCTACACCCTTGCCTGAATTTTGTATAAAGCGTGATAGATCATCTGCGCTTGTTGACTTGTTGCGTCCCCAACCATTCTTACCTACTAGAACAAACTCGCCGTTAGGTTCACGTCCCCAATAGATAGTAGGATTGCCGTCCCACTTGATTGCAACATCGTCACTGTTAGTTCCTAGTTTGTCTAGGATGTCTGCTGCTTCTTGTGCGCCTTTAGATCCTTTAATAAACACTAGGTCTTCTAAGTGATTATACTCGCGACCTTTGAACTCTTCATTTAAAATTGATTCGCCCACAAGCTGTTTAGCAAACGGATGTTTGCCTCGCTTTTTCTTTGCTGGCATTTTTACATTGCCTCGGACTTGATCAGCAGCTTTGCCGCCTCCCTTAATTTCACTAAATCTCATCTTATAAAGCTTCCACTTGACATTACAACATTTCCCATGTTGCCACTAAGTTCTTTGATACGTGCAAGTTGCTTGTCTTCTAGTGTAGCATAACCAGTCGGTGTTTTAGACTCTGGTACTTCTTTGCCAGCCTTAGTCATTGTTTCTTTCCACGGAGCAATTAGTTCTTCGTAGTTTGGATCTTTCTTTAAAAATGCAAGCATAGTTTCAACAGTGTGCGTATCTGGTTCTTTTGCTCCTTTGCCTAATAGCAACGGTGCAATTTTGTCCCAAGTATCAGCAACAACTTTGTCGCCTTGCTGTGGATCAACTAACCCAAACTTAGGACTAAACTTTAGTCCGCGTCCTCTTGCAATAGCTGATAGCAGGATAGCTCTGTCAGTTCCGCCAAACTGTGCTGTTCCGCCACGCTTGGCTCCACGCTGAAAATTTGGATTGGTAGTAAACATAAAGTCTGTTTGAACATAACCGTTCTTGTCACTGCCAGCAATAGGTGTGCGGAAATGTACTTGGTCGCCAGCGTCTTTGATCCAGCCGTCAGTCTTTTTACGACCTACATTCATAATGTCTTCTTCTGGAATGCCTTCACTCTTGAGCCACGCACTTAATTTAGCAATCAATTGTTCTTTGCTTACTTTGTTTGCGTCTGTGTTTAGATCTAAGTCACCAGAGCTGTTCTTTTCAAACTCGCCATCTGGATCAACTTTCTTTCCAGTTGTACCTAGCCAATCTTCTTCGTCAAAGGTCAAGCCTGTAATCTTTTCAATAAAGTTGATTGAAGACTGAACATCCTTTGTAGCAATACGCTGAGTAATTGCACCTTGCTCAGTTTTAAATATGTTGCCGCCTTCTTTAAGAATCATTTTTCTTACTCTCTATTATTCTGTTCATGCTACGTCTAAATTTACGAGGATCATTTGATTTAATACTATTGATAAAACGTCTTTCTAACTCTCCGGCTGTGTCTGCATCATAAGTAGAATGAATACGACTCAATAGGTTAATTGCACTTTCAATAATATTATTGGCAGAGACATCAATAAGATGATCGCTATCCTTGCGACCATGCACATTATTAAGTTCTTCTAGTATACTTCTGGTACGTTTTTTCATGGCATTATGTTCCTATACTGTATTTAGTACACATTGCATATAAATATTATCATAACGGAGGGCACTAAATGTCAATATCGAATATGAGTTTCAAAAATCGTTCCTTACTGTTTGCTAAACTATCTAAGATTTCTTATTATAACTTAAAAGATGCAAAAAAGCAAGCAAAAACTTTAGGATTTACAACTGTAGAATTTTACGACAAGGAAGGAGCACAGGCATATCGATTTATGAACAAAGACGATCTTGTAATTGCATGTCGTGGAACTCAGCCTACAGAGTTTAATGATATTAGTGCAGATCTAAAAGCATTGCCAGTAATGGCAGAAACAATATCAAGAGTTCATCAAGGGTTTAAAGCAGAAGTAGACGAACTATGGCCTGCTATTTCAGAAGACATCAATCGTAAAGCAAACTTAGGCAAGACACTATGGTTCTGTGGACATAGCCTAGGAGCGGCAATGGCAACTATTATGTGTAGCCGTTGTATGCATGACGTAGAACTTAACGATCCAGTCGAACTGTATACCTTTGGTTCGCCACGTGTGGGTTGGAGAGGTTATGTTAAAAGTTTAAACGTAACACATCATCGTTGGAAGAACAACAATGACATTGTTACTACTGTTCCTCTTTGGGCAATGGGGTATGTGCATCATGGCACCCAACATTATCTAAATGCATACGGTAACTATAGAAAACCTACAGGTTGGCAGTTGTGGAAAGACAAGTGGCGCGGTATCTGGATGGGCCTAAAGCAAGGTAAGATAGACAGCTTTGGTGATCATTCAATGGTTGAGTATATCAAACACATAGAAAACTTAGATTAATCCCATAAATTTTCATAATACTTGCCAAACAGTCTAAAACCGTTGCTCATACGTTCTTGGTGTTTTTTTCTACCTTCGTCGTCTATCCATTCAAACCGACCAAATAATTCTCTTTTATCTTCGCTTTCGATGTACGGTCCGTAATAATCTTCTTCCCAGTGATCACGATTCTTTTGTTCGAACGCATAAATCATTTCATCTATAATCCAGTCCCAACGTTCGAAGTGTTTAGGATCTACATCGCCACCTTTTGCATACTTGTTCTGTTGCGCCTTAGTAGCACGTAATTCTTTTGGAACGTCCTCCATATCAACCATTGGTGCGCCGTGTTTAGTTTCTTTCAACTGTACAAGCATAGGCAAGATAATAGGAGCAAGCGTATGATCCATACTCCATGTGTCCCACTTATCAATACGCACTTTAATCTTTTGTGTGCGTCTATCAAACCAAATCCAGTTGAACACATTGTATACACTTTGTATACCATCGTCAATCGCTTCTAGTACATGATCTTCATACGACTGATTGTTTGGCCAATCTACATAACCATACTTTTTATTCATATGGTTGCTGTATATGTTACAGATTAATCTACTAGGATACTTTCCTATTTTAATTTTCATAATAATCTACCACCATTACGTTTTCAGGTTTGTCTGGAAGTTGAAATGTTTTTGCAAACTCCATTGCTTCATGTGCATCTTCGAACAGTTCAGGTTGTAAATCCCAACAATGCTCTGTTTGTTTAGTAATATAAATCCAATCGTCTTTACCGTCAAGACAAACCATTACTGCATACATGTTTGTTTTCCTGTTATTGGTTAGTATATTTTGGCCACTGCTGTTCAAAACGTTTAGCCTGTGTGTTGTCTTCAAAGTAAAATGTATGCTCATAAACATTTGTCCATGTGTTCATACTCCACTGATGCCGTTCTAGATGTTTACGACACCAGTACTTACCATCGATATGTAAATCACTATGTAAACGCACTGAATAAGTTTCTTCCTTGCTCATCCAGCGTTGTTTATATTCTGCTATCTCTATTGGCGTCATCATACAAACAAATTGCTTACCGACTCTTCGTTAGTAATACGACGAAGAGCTTCACCAATCAATGGTGCAACACTTACTTGGCGTGTTTTCTTGCAGTTCTTAGGACAACGATTAGGAATTGTATCTGTTACTACAAGTTCTACAAGGACTGACTTCTCAACCTTTTGACATGCTTCGCCACTAAGTACACCGTGTGTAATATATGCACGAACACTTAGAGCTCCTGCTTTCATAATTGCATCGGCGGCTTTACATAGTGTACCACCTGAGTCAACAATGTCATCAACTAGAATGGCGTGTTTATCCTTAACATCGCCGATCAAGTTCATAACTTCACTTTTGCCTGCTTCTGGGCGCATCTTATCTACAATAGCAATATCGCCGTTAAACATATCTGCAAACTTACGAGCTCTAACTGCACCGCCTGCATCAGGTGATACAAATACTGTGCCTGCTTGTTCTACGTCTGGGTCATCGATAATGCCAATTGTACGTTTAATGTCTTTGGCAAACACCACACGGCTTGTTAAATCGTCAACTGGAATATCAAAGAAGCCTTGTATCTGTCCTGCGTGTAGATCCATAGTAAGAATTCTATCAGCACCTGCTGTTGTTAATAAGTTACTAACAAGTTTTGCTGTGATAGGAGTACGACTTGCACTCTTACGATCTTGTCTTGCATAACCGTAATAAGGAATAACTGCTGTAATTCTACTTGCACTTGATCTACGTGCTGCATCGATCATAATCAACAGTTCCATTAGACTGTCATTAACTGGTCCGCAGGTACTTTGAATAATGAATACGTCTTCACCTCGAATGTTTTCTAAAAACTCTACGCTTGTTTCGCCGTCTGCAAAAGTATCAACTTTTGCTGGGACTAGAGTTGCAAAACAACAGTCTGCAATCTCTTGTGCCAATTCTGGGTTAGCATTACCCGTGATGATTTTCATTTTCAAAAATTAATCCTTTCGTTGTGGCTGTTATTTAACTGTACTTATAGTATAACAAAAAATTAGTATATGTCAAGAGAAAAGGTGAAGCCGTCGAACCTCACCTTCCTTTAGTTTATAATCCGTTTGGTACAATAATATAATGGATCATCAGCACCAGTGCAACACTTGCACCCAGTCCTACCATCATCTTACCAAAGTCCTTTGCTACCAACGGAAACACACTCTTTGTTTTCTTCTTGCCAAAGTATGTTGCCATAGCAAGTTCACGTCCTGCTAACAAGCCTACGAATACCCATGTTGTACTCATTGGAATGTCATTCAGCTCTTTAAAGAAGTACAAACACAACCAATAGAACAAGTCAATCAACGTTGCACTACGCACATATCTTGTGTTGTGTTTCTCTAGAACAATCTGTTGTATCTTGCCGCCTCGTTCTCTAAACATAAAGAACAAGCCGCCTACAAACACTGCGCTGACTAGGAACATTAGATCAACTGGAATAACTCTTGGAAGGAACACTGCAATGTTAGCCATGTCATGACTTAGCCATGTCCACCACAAGCCGCCTGTCGCTACCCATTGAGCAATGCGCCAAAACTTCTTGTGGCTTTCTGTGACAGGCTTAGTTTCATCATACCACCTGCCGAAGTATTTGTGTATTGCAAACCAAATCACATATGCAAATGCGGCTGCTACACCATAGCCCATGATTGATTTCATAAGCATCTTCTCAAGCACAAAGGTACTTGCGAACACTGACAGCACCAAGAATGATGTTGATACTGGCACACCCATTCGTGTTAGTGCAACTAAGATTGCTGGTGCGGCTGCGTGATACCATTGCACTTCTTGCCAGGGTATCTTGTTTAGTCTTCCGTAACTGATGTCTCCACCATTTACACTCCAACCATACCACAAGGTTGCAAGTAACACTGCACTTGCGGCTCCCCATAATGTTTTGTAGTTGAATCTCTCATTGTTTGATGCCATCCATGTACCGAGAGTTTGTACTGAATCATTGGCTATTACTGCATAGGCAGCAAGTAGGAACCCGACTAGGCTCCATAAGGTGAGTGCGTCCATTAGTTTCTCCTCTGCTTGACGGCTTTACCCCGTCGCTCACATTGTAGGTAGGCTCGACGTTGCCTACTGATTATTTATAGTAACATCATTAATCTGTGTGTCAAATGGTTTATGTATAAATAGTACGGCAAGATACGTTCTCGACCTGACACGTTGAAAAGACAACGGGCGTTCGCCTTACAAAACATCATTACAAAAGGAAAAACAATGATCAATTTAGCAAAAGCAATTGGTCGTGTAATGATGACTGCGGTCTCACCCACACGATCAGACAAACTTAAATCAATGGAAACATATGTTAAAACAGAGTTTCAACCAGGAGACCAAGCATACGTTATGTATTGCATGTCAACTGGAAGAACAGTAGATCGACGCAACATAGTTTAGGTATGCAGCAAATGCATATCGTGTATACGCATAATGCATTTGATTTCATACTAAAACTATAGTACACTACAATAAATATTAAGAGTAAGACAAGCGACTTCGGCTTGTAAAAAAAGAAGGGCATGTCCTATGCCATAAAAAGGTGACACTGGCAGAGACCAGGGTACGTGACGAACCTTAGAAGCACACACACATATAGAAAACAGGAAACTAAAATGACTACACTAATAGCAACTGCCAATGTATTTGGCATGACTGGCTTGGCTAACTGGTTTAAAAACTTAGCTAACGAACTGCAAAGACGCAGAAACATTCGTCAAACAATCAAAGCACTTTCAGCACTATCAAACTATGAACTTAATGACATTGGTATTGCTCGTGGAGATATTTGGCATATTGCAAACACATCATATCCAAAAGGCAAAACTGTTGCCGATGTTAATCGCAACTTGAGAGGTTGGGTATAATGGAAGCAGTAGGTAACACACCCGTATCAACACCAAAGTTTATCAAAACACTTGGCAAGTATGCCGTTGCATTTGCAATGGGCGTATGGGCTTTTGGCGAGTCAGCAGGCAGAGCAAGAGCAGCCGCTGAACTATCACGCCAAGGCTACCATGAGGAAGCAAAACGTTTGATGTTGGAGAGCAAATAATGTTTAAGAGATTTATAAAAGCAATGGAATACAGAAGTTACTGTATGGCCATAAGAGAACTAAGAAGCAGAGGCATGTATAAACAAGCCGACGAGATCTCCGAGTTCAAACATAATATGTATCCTACACATTAATAGGTTGACAGGATAAATAATGGTGTTACAATAAGTGAGTTACTTAAAGTAACACCACACATTACACACATGGAGGATAATATGAATCGCTTACTCAGTAAGTTCAAAAACTGTGACGGACGCTTCTGCGAAGAAGTAGCTACCTATGGTTTAGCACTAATGGTTTTTTTAATTATGTATTTGTCAATCGCGCAAATATACTAGTTGACAAACACTAAATACTCTGTTACATTAGTAACACTACACACATACACACAAGGAGAATATTATGTCAGTAGATACAAAATACGGCGAAGCCATCTTTAAACAAACACAAGAAGTTGCTGAAATGTTTAAAGCCGCAATGCCAAAAATCACAACAAATAAAAACGGTTACGAAATCCGTACAAAAGTTCTAGAAATGGCCCAAAACAATATTTGGAATGATTACCATGCCAAGTTAGGACAGTTTGAAACTACTGTTGCCAAAGAAGGTGATGAAGTAGTAACAACTGTTGCACTTCCGGAAGTACCTGGAGCAGATGCTGTACTAGAAGCGGCTGAGAAGTTTTACGAGTTCGTAAACGGCAAACCTTCAAGCAAATAATAAAGAGTTATTCAGGACATAGTCCGGTGATACATTAAGAAGTTAGCAGCCCCTAGTTATTAATTTAGCTAGGGGTTAATCTTTTGTGTGTTCGCATCTAACAATCCAACATCATGATTATGTTAAATACAGTCATGATAGATAAGAAACCATTCCAACAAAAACTTGAACAGCTCAAACAGGAAGGCAAGTACCGTGTATTCAATGATATTCTCAGAGAGCGCGGAAAGTTTCCTAAAGCTATTTGGTACGGAAAGTATGCAATCAAAGAGATTGTAAACTGGTGCTCAAATGATTACCTCGGAATGGGCCAGAACAAAATAGTCATAGATGCAATGCACACTGCATTGGATCAAACAGGCGCTGGCAGTGGAGGCACTAGAAACATAGGAGGCACTTCACACTATCATGTGGCATTAGAACACGAGCTTGCTAGTTTGCATAGCAAACCGAGTGCGCTCCTATATTCTAGTGCATATGTTGCAAATGAATGGAGTTTGGTTGCTCTAAAACAAATCATTCCCGACATTGTATTCGTAAGCGATGATAAGAATCACGCATCTTTGATCCAAGGGATACGACACAGTGGTGCTGACAAGGTCATATGGAAGCACAATGATATGAGTGACTTAGAGAATAAGTTGCAAACATGTTCAGGCACACCATGTATTGTGTTTGAGTCTGTGTATAGCATGGATGGCGATGTTTCTCCTATTCTCGATATTTGCAACCTAGCGGACCAGTATGGGGCGATGACATACATTGATGAAGTTCATGCCGTAGGATTATACGGAGAACAAGGAGCAGGCTATTTACAGAAACTAAACCTGCAGGATAATGTAGATATCGTAAATGGTACCCTAGGCAAGGCTTTTGGAGTGCAGGGCGGATACATAGCAGCGGACGCTGACGTCATAGACGCGATCCGCTCTGTTGCTTCGGGCTTTATTTTTACAACCAGTATGAGTCCAGTGACCTGTGCAGGTGCTCTTGCTAGTATCAAATACTTGCGAGATCATAACGAACTTAGAGAACAGCATCAGGAAAGAGCTCGCAAACTAAAACATGAGATGATCAAAGCGGGATTAGAACCAATGGAGTGTTCAACAACACACATTGTACCTCTGTTCATAGGCAATGCCGCTAAATGCAAAGAAATTAGCGATAGACTAATAAATGACTATGGGATATATGTGCAAGCTATCAACTATCCCACAGTATCTGTCGGCACTGAGAGATTACGCTTTGCTCCCACGCCATTTCATACTGACGGTATGATTGAAGACTTAATAAAAGCACTGAAAGAGATACTAAATGATTAAAAAATACTTATGGATGGGACTTGGTTTCCTATCTCTAGGAATGGCCTACATCGGCGTTGTCGTGCCAGGCATTCCTTTTTCAATCTTCCTGGTGTTTGCAGCATATTGTTTTGCTAAGAGCTCACCTAGGATGCATGCTTGGTTATACAACCACAAGTACTTTGGACCGTTCCTAACCAATTGGGTACAAAAAAGAGTATTCCCTACCAAAGGCAAGTATGCGATGGTGATAGTAATGTCGTCCTCGTTAGCATTCCTTTGGTTTAGCACAGGCAACTTAAAGGCAGTTGTTTATAGTGGAGTCTTCATGGCACTGGTTGCCATATGGGCATGGAGATTTCCAGGCACAGTAGAAGAACACGCTAAGAGAACTAAACTAGGCAAGCGTATCGGATGGATCAAGTAGACAAAATAAGAGACCCAATTTATTATGTTTATCCATTACGGGATTTGACTCAGCATGAAACAATAAAACTTGTAAAGAGTCATTGGCCTATTTGGAATGAGCACCTATGGATTGGCGACATTGATGTCAGACTGTTGGCTTTTGAAGGAGTTGACCGCTTTTACAATATGTTAAATAATTTTTTTAATAACAAAGACTATGAATTTGATATTGAAACAATAGATGTAAATAGTTCAGCGTCAGACGTTGAACAGGTTTGTAAGGCAGTGTATTTGGTAGATGCATATCTACAGTCTAACTCTTTTAATGATCCAATGTGTGCTCACTACAATCCTAGAAATGGAAAAAACATAGTACATCCGGGTGGAACTAGACAGGTTATACTAGATCTTTTTCATTCAGGTAAAGTAAAGTCATATTATTTTAACACCGGCGGCTTTAAATTTAATTTTTTAAAGCACATGCAAAAGGTAGATGTTGAACAGGTGTTCCTTGATCCCGAGCAAGGTATTGGTCTGGTGCCAGATCACGGAACGTTGATTCCACACCTTTTGCGGCATCCAGGCGTGGCAGCTCTGCCAGCAAGTATGATTGGTGTTCACAATCAATACAAAGCTACTCTGGCAGATCCTAAATTCAAAGTGTATTCAAATATATTATTTGAAGATATTGTTGTGCCTTGGACAACATTCAAACCCAATGAAGCATCAGTGACTTTGAAGATCAACCGACGACCAGATGATCTGTTTGAATGGAAAAAAATAAAATTAAAAGCAATTTTGTTGATCTTGCGTGGCGTTGACTACAAGGACAGCGATTTACATCTGTATCACAAAAGGTAAACATTCATGGAAAATTTAGAACGAGCCGTAGTTGAAGTATTTGGCGGCTGCAATTATAAGTGTCAAATGTGTCCACAGACTACCGGACGTGGCAAAGACTGGACACGCAAGATGCCGTTTGATATGTTTGAAGACATATTAGATCAGTTGCCTGGAAAGCCTGTAATTAACTTAGAAGGTTCGGGCGAGCCTACTATGGCAAAGGACTTACCACGTTACATTGAAGCATGTACCAAGCGCGGCTTGCCTAGCTTTATGTATTCTAACGGAAGTTTCTTTGGCGGACATTTTATGCAAGACTGTGTAGATGCAGGACTTAGTTTTGCTAGATTCAGTTGCATAGGCTATGACAAAGACAAGTACAAAGAATGGATGGCTGTTGACAACTTTGAGCTGCTAAAAACCAATGTTATCAAAGCCAAAGAATATATCAAACAAACCAACAGCAAATGTATAGCCAGCAGTTATCATCTGATACTAGACAACAACCAAATTGAATATGAAGTAGAGCAATATAGAAATAACTTTATTGGACCAACTGGTACAACTGGTTACATATGGAAAATGCACAACTGGAGTGGAAACTACGATCCAGACTATGTGAGAGATACCAGCAAACGCAGGACCTGTGGCAGACCTTTTGCTCCAGAGATCACAATCCGTAGTGGAGGCATTGCCGGATTAAAAGGTGCAGTTACTCCCTGCTGTCAAACTATGGGTCCACCAAATGAAAGCAAAAGTGTACTAGGTCATGCACAAATACAAACTCTAGAAGAAATATGGCACGGCGATGAATACAACAACCTACGCAAGGCACACGAAATGGGAGACTTTGATAGTATTGACTACTGCAAAGACTGTGACTTCTTGTATGAAGATCCTGAAGTATTAGTTTGGAGTAACGACAAAAACGCTAGTACTGATTATATGTTAGGCACAAACTTCAGTCTCAAAGACTACAAGTAAGCACTCCAACTAGGATGTGCTATCTGCATATCCAATTGCTTGCGTTTGTTTACGAGTTCGTAGTAATCTGGAGCATACGGCGCCTTAACTGGTTTCATATGCGTTTTGTTACCTTTAGCAGTGTTACAAGGGCCACATGCCGCAACGATGTTCGTCCATTTAGTTTTGCCACCATGTGAGATAGGCACAACATGATCTAATGTTAGGTTTGATTTAGTATAGGGTGTGTTACAGTATTGGCAGGTGTACAAGTCTCGTACATAAAGATTGTTTTTAGAAAAGCGAGGCTTTTGCCGTCGACGTTGCATTTGTTTCAACATCATCACTGCAGGTACCTTTGTTTCCCAACTCTCGCTGCGAACCATCCAATCATCATACCATTCTAATACTGTAACCTTATCAAGCCAAAGATATGTTATGGCTTCTTTCCACTGGATAGCGGATAATGGTAAGTATGAAACAGGCTGCGCATCTGCGTTAAGCAATAAAACTTGACCCACTAGTGTAGTTCCTCTTGTTGTAGTAAATATTTATGCGTCGGTGTCTGTCATACTTATACAGATGGCTTGCTGCCCTGATTTGAAGTAGCCATTACCTTTACCAACTTCTGCACTTAATGCTTCACGTGCTTGGAAACATTCTGTCATGCTGTTGTGCAATGTCACAGGTTCAACATAAGGCAGCGCATCGTAAAAATAAATGAATACAAGTGCCCACATCAGTCTACAGTCTTTCGACCAACTGGTCCTGAGTATGGTTCAAAGTTTTTGCCGTTTGCTACCATACATGCTGTACCATCTTCATATAAAGCAATAAGACTCCATGTACCCGAGTCTTGGTTAACAAAGAACATCATGTCACTTCGATATGGCTGTCCTTGTGGCGCTGCAAACTGTAGTCCCATGCTGCGGAACAATGGTGACTCGCCGTATTTGTTCATTACAATGTCGCTCATCTTCAAAACAGAATCACATGCTTGTGTTGTTATGAATCTTTTACCTTGGTTTTGTTCTTGAGCGAATGCTGTACTAGCAAGAAGTGAGATGCTAACAGCATACGCTAGTAATAGTCTA